AATATAAATAATAAACTCTTCCCTTATGATGATGTTCAAACGACAACAACGTACGGTCCAGAGCGGTGACAACAAAATCGAAATCCCTTTGATTAAAACTACAAATTTGTATAAGGGTACATATCAAGGCCCTTCTATCAATCGCAATAGATCTGGTGGCCTTAAATTCTTTTCTAAAGACAACAAGGTTCATGCTACTAATATCGAACCTGATACAGCTTCACGCCTTTGCTTCTTGAATTACAATCATAGACAACGAGATGTTTTGACTAGATATGGTATCGAACCCAACCCAGGTCCTTTAACTACTATCATTGAAGATAAGTTATGTATTTTTTCTACAGGTATTTATCAATATTGCCATAATTGTGATACAGATTCCAAATTAATGGAGTCATGTAAAACTTTTGTGGTTTATCTAAATAATTGCCCATCGTGTTTTAGGGCCCAAAGCCAACTTCTTTCAGAAGAATCTAAGCGAGATATTGGTGAGAAAGTTGCCCAGAGTAAAAAGTGGCTCATGGAAGGAGATAAATTTGGCAAATCCTTTCTAAGTCATTATGCAAACATACCCACCGATCTTGATGAATATGTTAATTTGATCGAAGATATGGCCATTATGGCTTATGAGTTTCTTTATAGCACTTGTTTAGCGAGTAGATACATATCTATTGTATCATTTTGCAAACGGCGAGGATCACGCATAGGCTTGACTCAGACTCTAATGTGCGTAGCTGCTGATTTATTTGGCACCCAGGTGGTTAATACTTGTAAGCCAGATCCCTTGCAAACCGAGATCGAGGAGAGACTTAAGTATCAACCACAATCTGATGATGGCCAAGATAATATATTTTCTGAAGCGCGTAAATATGTGAATTCATATGAAAAGCTTAAAGAAACTGCCATCTACAAGAAATTACATAAGTTTTCCTTATATGTTCTTACATTGGGTTTACTTGATGGTGTTAATATTACGTTTGATAGCTTGCGCTTTGATAAGTATCATGCTAAGTGCATCAAGAGTGCGCATCAACCAGGTATGGATATGGTCCATTGTATGCTTGACACAGTTCTCTTCGTGTGTGATAAAGGAGTCCAATATTTTAAAACAGGCAATGCTGATGTTATCTTTCATTCTGGTTCTTCGTACGAAAAGTGGGTTAACCAAGCTAATAAGCTGATTTGTGACTCCAAGTATCTTAGTAATCCTGAACCATTGGGTATTGATAAATTCTCTTTTCTTTCAAGGTTGAAAGATGCCATAGAAAAAGGCAGTGCTATTATTAAATTTAGTAGTGGTGTCGACAAGCAGGAAAGACTATATATCAATAAGATTCTTAATGATCTTCGTATGATAGAAGCGGATCAATTAACTCGCAAAGCTGCACAAATGCCGCGTAAGGATCCGTTCGCGATTCTTATACATGGTTCATCCAGTATCTGCAAGTCTCAATTGAAACAAATCTTATTTTACCATTACGGCAAGGTTTTTGGTTTACCAACTACTGCTGACTATATGTATACGCGCTGCCCCACAGATGAATACTGGTCAGGGTTTAACTCAACACAGTGGTGTATAGTTATGGACGATATAGCTTTCTTAAAACCTAACAATGAGGTTGATCCTACGCTAAAAGAAATGCTACAGGTGAAGAATTCTGTCCCCTACACACCGCCACAAGCCGCTTTAGAAGATAAAGGTAGAACACCAGTTAGAGCAGAATTAGTCATTGGTACTACTAATACTAAACACTTGAATCTTTTCGCTTATTTTGCATGTCCTTTTGCTATTGCCAGACGAATGAGTTATGTGGTTACTGCTAGAGTCAAACCAGAATTTGCAAAAAACAATTTTATGGCTGATTCTGCCAAGATACCCGTGACCCCTGAAGGAGAATACATGAACATATGGGACTTTGAAGTCTCATGTCCCGTACCGGAATCGGATATAGAAATGGATTGCCAACGCACTAAGTACAAATTGCTCAAAAATTTTACTGATATCAATGAGTTCCTGATATGGTATATTAGTGTCGCTAAAGAACATGAGACATCGCAAGTCAAAGCCTTAAGCGCTGATAAAGTTATGTGCGACATTGACGTGTGCAAACAATGTTATAAAGTATCTTCGAAATGTACTTGTTACGCCCCACAATCCGAAGAAGAAGATTTACTGGAGGAATATTCATGGTTCTTAAAACTACAACTGTGGCTATTTACTAATATAGTTAGAGGTTGTGAGAATGATTACCCCATGTGGTTAATAGTCAAATATGAACAGTGGTTTCGACCACTCAAATTTCCGTGGCTCATCATCTATTTCATGCTGATGTACTTTTTCCCTATTGTAATTATTACTACAACCTTTGCGAATTTTGCACTCGTGATGATATACAAGTACTCCTGGTGCGTTTTGTATGCGTTTTTCAGTCGTGCTGGAGGTATGTTATGGAAGTATAAGCTACTATCTAGGATAACTAACAATTCCCAAGAAATGTACTCACTTATGTTTCGACTTTCTGGTCAGCGTGTAAAGCAAATCCACTTTACTGATAAAACACTCAAGAAGTTTGCTGCATTTATAGCTGCTCCTATATTCTTATTGATTGTTCGCAAATCCATACAATCATTTTTATTTGGAAGCAAAGATGAATCTGAGCAGCAAACAGTATATGAGGATCAAGGTAATGTGGGTGTTGTTCCAATTCCGACTAATCAGGAAAAACCAACGTTCTACTACAATAATCCTTATATTTTGTCAGATGTGGAATTATCGTCGGCCTCTAAGTGCGCACAGAACGATATATTAACCAAACTAGTTGTCAGAAACACAGCAAAGTTTAAGTTTCAATTCACTGAGATGCCAGGTAAATTTTCGGCAGGTGTCGGACTTAACTTAGTGGGTAATTTATGGTTGCTGAGTAATCATGTTATTAAGTATGATACTGGGTCTGTTGATATTGTGCTAGATCCTAGCGATCAAAACGTTTCCCGTAATATAGCCAAAATCACATTTTGTTCCAAAGATATTACTCGTATACCCAATACAGATCTCGCTATAATGCAAATCCGAGCAATAGCCCCAGGACCGAATTTGGTGAAATACTTTCCAAATAAGGACATTATTAGAGGTTGCTTTTCGGGCAAATATCACACCATCAGTAAAAATGGTGAGAGAGCTATTTTGGATGTGGTTAACATCAAGGGACCCGGTCGGTGCCCGGTTTTCAATATAGCTGGTTATCATGGACGTGTGCAATTCCCTACTATCGTTGGTGACTGCGGCACAGTATGTGTTGTGGACACGGGTAAGGGACAAGTTTTATTAGGCACCCACACGGCTGGAAGTTTGGATGGTGGCGTGTTCCTACAGCATATCTCACAAGATATGTTGAGACCATATATCGCCGTATTCCATGCTCAGGTCGAGTGTGGTGACATTATCCCTATAAGTGCACCTGGCTACGAGCGACACATTACTAATGTGCACGTAAAATCAAGTTTGCGCTTTATCGAAAATGGTACAGCGACTATTTATGGTAGTTTCACTGGTTACCGTCCAAAGCATAAATCTAAGGTTACGGATACTTTCATCGCCGAGCATGTCATAGAAGCAGGGTACATCAAGGAAAATGGTGCTCCAGATATGACTTGGAAGCCTTGGCATTTGGCCCTCAAAGACATGACAGCACCGCAATATTCATTCAATAATGATGTGCTTGATAAATGCGAAGATGCTTTCTATGGGGATATTATAAGTATTATAGATGGAGAGGATTTGAAACTCGAAGTGTATACTCAAGATGTCGCATTGAATGGTGTCGATGGTGTCACTTTTGTCGATATGTTAAACACATCCACTAGTGCCGGTAATCCTTTTAAAAAATCTAAAAAGCACTTTATAGAAATCACGTCTGAGGGCAAAATTGCTTCCGTGGATCCTGTTATTCAACAACGAGTTGATGATATACGAGCTTGCTATGATAAAGGAAAACAATATCATCCGCAATTTTGTGGTCATCTCAAGGATACACCCATGCCATATTCAAAGATAGAGTCTGGTAAAACGCGTGTTTTCACTGGTGGAGAATTTGCCTGGTCCATCGTCGTTAGGATGTATCTGTTATCTCATATTCGGCTTATTCAAAATAATCCATTTGTTTTTGAAGCCATGCCTGGTATTGTAGCCCAATCAAAAGAATGGGGTAACCTCCACAAATATTTGACGAAACATGGATCACACAAGATAGTCGCCGGTGATTATGGTAAATTTGATAAGAAAATGGCCGCAGCGTTCATTCTAAGTGCTTTTCGCATTTTGGAAAGGTTAGCTGCACGTGCTGGATGGCCAGAGGAAGATTTGCAGTATATACGATGCATTGCTTACGATACGGCATTTCCAGTCATTGACTTTAACGGTGATCTGATTCAAATTCAGGGTAATCCATCAGGACACCCTTTAACGGTTATTATAAATTGTTTGGTCAATAGTCTATATATGCGATATGCATATTATCATATCTCTGGGTGTGATATACGCACCTTTAGAAGGCATGTTAATTTGGCGACGTATGGCGATGATAATATTATGAGTGTTTCGGACGATTGTCCTAACTTTAATCACACTCGTATATCTGTCATCTTGAAAGCTATAGGTGTCGAATACACCATGGCTGAGAAAGAAGCTGAGAGCGTTCCATACATACACATTAAAGATGCCAGTTTTCTCAAAAGAAAGTTTGTTTATGATCCTGATATATGCGCAGTAGTTTGCCCATTGGATCACTCGTCCATCGATAAGATGTTAACATCACGATTGGATGAGGGGTTGCTAGATCCACGGGCGCATAGTATATGTGTGATCGAAACTGCTCTTCGCGAGTACTTCTTCTACGGGAAGGAGAAGTATCTAGATCGGTTGTCATTTTTTAAGAAATTAGTAGCCGACTTGGATCTAAATGATTGGGTTAACCAATCTACATTCCCGACATATGAGTCATTATGTGAGGATTTTCATAATAGACTTCGCAACCATCCCAATCATAACATTGAGATGTGGGGCACCCGAGAGTAAACTCAACACAAATCACACCAGTGTGCCGGTGTTTTAAGAGCACACAACAGAGTAAACTGAAATATCCCTCATTGTGATGTCTGACTAACACACAAGTTGTAAATATATGTTCGTAGCGTTTGTTCAGGTTGGCGATCCCGTTTAAGATCAACATGCTGCACCCGAGAGCTAAATCTCGTGTCCGTACCACACCCGGTGAGTGTGGGTGACCCATGTCCCAACATGGGCGTTTTTGAGTATACGTACGTAACGCATACTTCGCCATATTCTCCACAGTCTGATGAATATTCAGATAGCATGAGTAATTCATCAGTAGTCGCTGAGGAGCAGTTGGTAACATTTGTTGACAATTCAGTTAATACAGGCACTGGTGCAACAGCCAGCAACCATGTGTTCTCATCTTCGGATGGGACGGTATCAACAGATATTGAGGCGTTTTTTAAACGTCCTGTAAGAGTTAATACCACATCATGGCTAGAATCGGATGGCGTCGGTTTGAAGACGACATTACCCATTTGGCAATTGTGGGCGAATAATACCTATGTTAAGAACAAACTAAATAATTATTCATGGTTTAGAGGAGATTTGAAGATAAAGCTTCAAATGACAGCATCACCGTTTTATTACGGGAAAATGCTGTTATCGTATCAACCACTACCTTCTTTTACACCTTCCACAATTGTTGCTGATTCAGGCACTAGATACTTTATACCTGTCTCACAACGTCCCAGGTTAATTTTAATCCCAGGAGAGTCTGATTCTTATGAGATGACTATCCCTTTTATTTATCCAGCTAATTGGTTAAATATTCAATCTTCAGTTGATGTAGCAGCTATGGGCACACTATCTTATTATATCTATTCGGAATTACAAAGTGCCAATGGGGTTACTGGTACTGGTATAACTATTACAGCCTATGCATGGGTTGAAAATATTCAATTATCAGGGGCTTCCGTAGGTTACGCTATGCAATCCGACGAATACGGTGAGGGTTGTGTTTCTAAGCCTGCCTCGTGGGTGGCTAAAGCCGCGACTTATTTCGAGGATATTCCTGTTCTTGGACCGTTTGCTACAGCCACCCGTATAGGTGCCGGCGCAGTCAGTGCTATAGCGTCACTATTTGGGTTTACAAATGTGCCTGTTATAGCAGACACAAACCCTATGAGACAAGAATCATTTCCAAAGCTTGCTACATCTGAGATAGGTTACCCAGTTGAGAAATTAACCTTAGACCCTAAAAATGAACTATCCGTTGACCCTAGAATTGTGGGTTTACCATCTGGGACAGACGAAATGGCTATATCCCACTTAGTGGGGCGCGAGAGCTGGTTGACAAAAATTGAATGGTCAACCGCTGATTCAGTGGATGCCTTATTATTTTACTCTCGCGTCAATCCTCTATTGTATGACAATGATGGAGCAACTCAGGCCAAATTGTACATGACCCCATCCGCTTTTGTATCGAATATGTTCGATGCATGGCGAGGGGACATTATATTTCGCTTTCATATTATTGCTTCCAAATATCATAAGGGGAAGTTATTGATAAATTTTGATCCCACGGGGTATACAGCATCAAATATTGGTAATACAACTTCAGTTAGCAATGTTGTATTCACACAGATTGTAGACATTGGTGAAACACACGATGTCGAATTTAGAGTTCCATATCAAATGGCTACTCAATTTCTCACTATTAGACCCAGTTTGACAGCAGCAAACAAGGGGTGGGCCGTACGTACGGCAGTACCATCGCCCTATCCACCTAGTTTATTGTATGACAATGGTTTCTTAACGATGCGTGTATTGAACGTCTTAACAGCACCTGTTGCGGCTTCTAGTATCGATATCCATGTTTATGTACGTGGTGCTGAGAATTTAGAATTCGCAAATCCCTGTGAGATCGACACTAATCACAATTTGAGTCTATATGCACCGCAATCTGAATTGGGCGAGCTTCCACATGCAGACAATATGCAATTATCTAAAACTAAGAAGCAAGCTGATAACCAATATTTAGTTCATTTTGGTGAGAACATTAAATCATTAAGAACACTACTACATAGGTATACTCTACATACCATAGAACCATTATACCCAAGTACATCCGCTGGGCTATTATCCACAATGTATAAAAATTTTTTAAAAATGCCCTTTACGTACGGTTACTGTAATATCGGTTATTCTGTTGCGAATAAAATTGTTGGTGCCGGCACCGCCAATTTTAATTATTGCAATATGACACCGATTTCATACGCTTCGTTAGCATTTCTGTGCTATAGAGGCTCAGTTAACTGGACCTTCGATGTGTCCAATCCCACACCTGCCAAACATCTGCGAGTTATTAAAGATAATATTCATGGATATAATGCGGGTTTGGGTACAAGTAGTAACCAAGGTACAACTCAGAGTAAGTTGTGTTACACTAGCTTGCGTAATAATGGTTGCGCAGGTCAGGCTTTAGTCAATCAAGTCACTCAGTCAGGGATTAATGTGTCTTGTCCCAATATGAGTATATTCAAATTCCAGTCTACATCTACTTTTAATGCCAATCAAGGCCAAGCGTATGATGGATCACTGTTGGATGCATTCACTTTGGAAATAGACAGTACTTATCCCTCTACTATTGATACCTCGCCATACTTGGTTTATTCCCATGTGGCTGCGGGCGTTGACTTTAGTTTACACTACTTCGTGAATGTACCAACGTTCTATGTTTATAGTTCTATTCCGACACCGACGTAGTCAACAAATAACCCATTCTCCAGGGTCAAGTGGAGACACAAAGGTTGGTATCACCTTAACCATGTTTAGTTGGTGAATACTAAACGCAAAAGGTAAAGCAGAATCCTTTTCCCTCTTATATTTGTAGGGATATTGAAAGGACTGGGCGGACGGGTCGCCACCTCTCGCATAGCGAGTTTCACCCGGCAATACGTGTATACGTTCTCTTATAGAGGTTTTATGTAATCGCGGCTTGCCGTGATGAAACTTTTACTCTATAATCCGTATGTTTCATTGTATTGCTGGACAAATCCAG